ACGCGAGCACGGTCGGACCGGACATCCGGTTGCGGACAAGGACGGCGTTGACAGGCATGACGGCCTCCAGGCTCTGCGGGGCCCCTGGCGGACCCCTTCACCCCTTCCCCGCGCAGAGGGCCTCTCCGGCAGGATCACAGCCCGCTGGAGCCGCCGTCGGAGCCTCCGGCGTCCGACCCGTCCCCGGCGTCGCCCGAGGTCTCAGCGGGGCTGGAATCGGCCCAGGGGAAGTGGGCCGAGCCACCCGCCGGGAAGTCGCCGGGGTCATGGGTGTACCAGGTGGTGTCGCCGGGGGCGTGCCTCTTGGCCTTGATGTCGCGGGCGCGCAGGGAGGGGTTGCGGCGGAAGTCCGGCTTCATCGACGGGTCGTGCTTCTCCGGGCCGTGGCCGTCCTCGTCGCACTCGGGGCAGTACTTGTCGTCCTCCTCCTCCGACCAGTCGTCCCAGTCGCCGGACTCCAGGCCGGGGTGGTACGTGACCGAGCCCCGGTCCGGGTGGGCGACGTAGCCGGAGTGCCCGTGCACCTCGGCGTGCGGCACGGTCCACTCGTGCTCCAGGTCCTTGGTGCGGTCCCGGTGCACGGTGACGCGCCCGTGCGGGACGACCTGGTAGACGTGGTGGGCGATGCCGTGCTCCATCGCGGAGTGCTCGGCCCAGGCGTTGGCCATCTCCAGGTCGGCGTGCAGGTAGACCTTGCCCTGGTCGGAGATGTTCGGGCCCCACATCGGCTTGACCTTGGAGCGCCGGGGCGAGTGCACCATCTGCCCGGCGTCGAACTCGTAGGGCGAGACGTGGTACCACTCGCGGCCGTCGTGCACGGCGCGGGTCCACAGCAACGACATCGAGCACCTCCACCCCTTCGGCGTCCCGGTCGGCACGCCGACAGCCCCGGGCTCTTGTGCTCTAAGCATTGTTGGTAGTAGATTCTCCCCTGGCCGCAGAGCGCACCCCGCGCGATGGCCAGGAGGAGACACCATGGCAGCCGCCACGAAGAACGGCACCAAGACGACGGCATCCCCGGCCAAGGCCGAGTCCCCCGTCGCCCAGATCGTGCTGGAGCCGATCCCCCGGGAGATCCTGGAGATCCGCATCGAGGGGGCGACCCCGCTGATCGTCAACCAGTTCTCGGAGAAGGCCAAGCGCATCATGCTGGAGCGGATGCAGGGCATCAAGAAGCCCAAGGAGGTCCGCGACCCCGTCGCCGACTACGAGGCCTCGATCCACCGGCTCACCGACGGGCGCTTCGGCTTCCCGGCGGTCGGCTTCAAGGGGGCGACGGTCTCCGGCGCCCGGGCCTTCAAGGGCTCGATCACGATGGCCGCCCTGCGCCCGATGCTCTACTTCTTCCCTGACGACCGGGCCACCGGCCTGATCGCCATCGCGGGCAAGCCGCACATGCGCGAGGACGTCGTTCGCAACGCCACCGGGGTGGCCGACCTGCGCTACCGGGCGGAGTTCCCGGACTGGTCGGCGACCCTGCGCGTCGAGTTCAGCCCGCACCTCATCGACCGCCGCTCGGTGCTCGCGCTCGTCAGCGAGGGCGGTCGCAACGGCATCGGCGAGTGGCGCCCGGAGAAGGGCGGCGTCAACGGCACCTACGAGGTCGTGACGACGTCGTGAGCAACTCGACCTACGAGGGCATCCTGCGCTCGCTGGCCGAGACCAACGGCGGGGTCCTGACCCCCGAGGCGGTGCTGGACTTCGCCAGGCCCGACGACTCACCGCTGCACTCGTACTTCGAGTGGGACGACTCGGTCGCCGGTGAGAAGTACCGCTACCGGCAGGCGCAGGGGCTCATCACCAAGGTGAAGGTCACCAAGGTGGTGAAGCCCGCCCGCACCGTCGAGGTGCGGGCCTTCCTTCCCATCAAGGAGAACGAGCGCGGAGAGGCGATCAAGGGCACCTACAAGCCCATCGAGGACCTCGACGGCCGCGAGATCGAGATCATCCGCGCGCAGATGGAGCGCGACCTCGCGGTGCTCAAGCGCAAGTACGCGACCTACTCCGAGGTCTTCGACCAGATGCTCCAGGAGATGCTCGCGAAGTCCGCGTGACCGGCGGAGGACCCGGCAGGTACGGCTAGGCAAGGTCAGGTCCGTCTTGGCACGGTTCGGCAGGCAAGGCTCGGCAAGGTACGGCGTGGTGCGGTCTGGTTGGGTACGGTCCGGCATGGCAGGTACGGCATGGTATGGCTAGGTGCGTCGCGGCGCGGCCGGTTGAGGTCGGGTTTGGTACGGCAGGTGCGGTCTGGCTAGGTCTGTTCGGGTTTGGCTCGGCTAGGTGAGGTTCGGCAGGCAAGGCTTGGTGCGGTACGGCACGGCGAGGTGTGGCTAGGCAGGCACGGTTCGGCATGGTCTCGCGGGGTCCGTTATGACGCGGTTCGGCTAGGTACGGCAGGCAAGGTGAGGCGAGGCCTGGCTTGGCTAGGTTTGATCGGGCATGGCAGGCACGGAAAGCGAAGGGCCCCAACGCATCTCAGCGTCGGGGCCCTTCGTCTGTGCGGTGAGGGATCGCGAGATCCCTTGCGGCACTAGGACTTCGTGATGGTTGCGAGGCCGCGCGGGTTGAGGATGGCCATCGAGACCATCTCGTCGAAGACCCAGCCCTTCCAGAAGGCCTCGACCTGGTGGTTCTCCTCGACGTCGAGGGAGTAGAGCACCGGGAAGACGCCCAGGAAGTTGGGCTCCGGCGTCAGGAACACCTTGCCCTGGGGCACGATGATCGAGCGCTGGATCTGGAACTCGCCGAACGAGGTGATCGTCTCGCCCGCCACGACGCGGTCCTTGAACGCCCAGCCGGTCTGGTTGATGTCCCAGCGGTAGAGGTCGCGGAAGTCGAACGGGTTGATGAGGATGCGGGCGGACTGCAACTCGTGCAGGTCCGTCATCGCCACCGCCGAGTAGAGCGAGCCCGGCGTGAGGTAGCCCGAGGCCTCGGTGATGTTGTGGTTCGGCGTGACCGTGTGGTCGGGGCGCGAGGCGTAGTCGGTGACCGCCGCCTGGAGCAGGACCAGGAGGCGCGAGTCCTCCTGCTTGAGGATGGCCTGCTTGGTCTCGTCCTGCGCCTGCTCCACCGCGTTGATCCTCAGGTAGAACAAGTCCTCCTTGCGGATCGCCGGACGCGAGGCGATGCGGAAGAACCGCACCGGCACGCGCTTGCCCTCGAACGGGGTCACGCGGACCTCGCCCTCGGTGCCCGACATGATGTAGGCCTGGCCGAGGTCGTCCCAGACGTCGTACTCGACCGGGGTGCCCGGGGTGACCGGGTCCTCGACGAGGACGTTGCGCACGATGCCCTGGTAGCGCAACTTCAACTGGATCGGGCCGACCATGCCGACGCCGAGGCGACGGATGCCGGAGACCTCGTCCTGGAGGATGAGGGCCATCTTGTGGACCTTCGCCTCGTGGGTGAGGGCGGAGCCGCCCTCACGACGGGCGATGATCGAGGCGACGTAGTCGTCGCTCTTGCGTGCGACCCGACCGCCGAGGTGGCTGGGTGCGAGGGTCTGCGACATCTCTGTGTCTCCTTCGTGGGTTTCTCGACGTGTGTGGCGGAGGCGAACGACCCGACCGAGGTCAGATCGTGCCGCCGAGGCCGCCGATGGTGATCTTGGTCGCCGAGTTGACCTTGAGGAGTCGCGCGACCGGGTTGGTGGTGAGGGTGCCGCGACCGGCCTGACCGGCCGGGGCCAACTTGCCCCGGTTGGCGCCGTCCACGATCGCGTGCACGAGGGTGATGGTGCCGTTGCCCGGGTCCGTCCAGGTCGAGCCGGTGTCGAACGCGGGGGCGAGGATCTCGAACTCCGCGTCGGGGCCCATGACCCAGACCGCGAAGGCGTTGATGCCCGCGTCGAGCACCTCGTCGATCTCGTCGCCGCCGACGTAGAGGGCGCCGAGGCCGACGACCTTGCTGGCCGCCGCGCTGACGAGGGTGACGTTCTCGCCGAGCGTCTTCTCGAACGCCATGCCCGGCCAGATCTGGACCGAGCGGTCCCAGGCGGAGTCGAGGAAGCAGGACTTGGGCGTGGCCTGCGTCCAGCCGTAGAGCGGCCGGATCGTCCGCTTGATGTACGACTTCGCGAGTCGAGTACGAAGCATGATGGGCTCCAACCTCCGGTGATGGTTCGAGCCGTCTTGATCCGGCTCTCCTTCAACCCTTCTCAGCGCCCGGGGCGTGCAGGACAGGACCGGGGCTCCAAGGAAGCCGGAAGCCCGGCCCCCGAGGCGGGTGGGGGCCGGGCTTCCGACGTGCGGGGGCGGTCAGAGGAACAGGTCCTCCGCGTCGCCGTCCGAGATCGCCGCAGCGGTGCGCTGCGCGACGGGCGCGCTGTCACCGGCCAGCGACGGGGTGGTGCGCTGCACGCCCTGCGCCGAGCGCGGGACCGACGAGCGCGACGCCTGACGGCGGCGACCGGCGGTGGCCACGACGCCCGAGAGCACCCGGACCTCGTGCTCCAGCATCGCGTCGGACAGCGAGGCGTCCTTCTCGATCTTGGCCGCGAGCAGCACGTCGGCGTCGGGGCCGCTGGGGGCGAGACCGGCCTCGATGCGACGACGGGCGAGCAGCAGCGAGGCGGTGCTGCGGCTGGTGGCGCCCGCGATGGTCCACGGGAACGCCGGGTTCGGGTCGTCCGGGTTGCCCACACGGACGTCGACCTCGGTGCGGGTCGAGGGCAGCGGGATCTCGCCGGTGTTGGTGCCCGCGACCGGCTGGGTGACGTCGGTCGGGGTGCCGAAGGGCGAGGTGGGCAGCGACTCGCCGAGGGTCAGCGGGTTGTCCGTGGTCTCGGCCTGGAGGTGCTGGACCGAGCCCGGCGTCTCGCCGAGGACCGTGGGGTCGTCGTGGGCCTCGGCGGTGGCGGCCTGCTCGGTCGTCGCGACGGGCGCGGCCTCCGAGGGGTCGGGCACCGGCTGGCCCGGGTTGTTGATGTCGGCCATCGTGCGGATGGCGGCGACGTGCTGGCTGATCCCTGCGACGTGCGCGATGAACGCGATGCGAGCCTGGAGAGCCTCGATGCTGCGCTGCTGCTCGGCGACGGCGGCGAGGAGGGCTCGGCGGCCCGTGTCCTGCTGACCCATTACTCAGATCCCTTCATGGGTGCACCGCGTGACTCGCAGTGCTCACCCCTTCCGGGCGCCCTGGGGTCAGCCGACAGGACCGCCGGACATCATGCCGCTGATCGAGGCCATCAGGCCCTTCTGGCAGTTCGGGCAGACGTCGCCCTCCAGCAGCCCGTCGCCCGAGCCCGCCGGGTCCATCGGGCTGTCGCCCTGGGACATCGGCTGCTGGCCCTCGGACTCGAAGCCGCAGTTCTGGCAGGCCAGGTCCGGCACGCCGTCGCCGGGGGTGCCGGGCTCGCCGCCGGAGACCGCTCCGGGCTGCTGGCCGTCGGGCTCGCCCTCGCCGGGCAGCGTGCCGTCCTCGTTGATCTGCTCGGCGTCGACCGGCGCCATGGGCTCGGCGAACTGGGCCGGGAAGGGGGCGTTGGGGCCGGGGGTGAACGGCTCGCCGCCCTGGTTGAAGTGCCGGTCGGCCGCGTTCGGGTCGACGCCCAGGTCGATCTTCGGCTGGCCGTCCATGCCCATCGGGCCGGGGACCAGCGCGTCGTTGGCGGCCGACTGCGCGTCGGCGTCGGCGATGCCGTTGGGGTCCACCTGGTCCTGGGTCGGCACCCCCATCAGGTCGGGCTGGTCGGGGACCGCGTTGCCGACCAGGCCGTCCTCGGTGAGGTCGGCCGGATCCACCGGCGACTGCTGGAGGGTCATGCCGCCGCCGTCGTTGGCCTGGCTCGGGGCGGCGCCCACCGTCTCGGCCGGACCGAACTCGTCGGGCACGCTGCTGGGGGTCTGGCCCGTCTGCTCCTGGCGCAGGTCGACCTGGCGCGCGATCTCTGTGTTGGGGTCGAGGAACATCTGCGGCGGGCGGAAGAAGCCGCACACCATGCAGCGGTCGCCGTCCCAGGACTCGTCGTTGCCGCAGACCGGGCACTCGGACTCGCGCAGGGTGTCGACGTCGGCGGGGGCCTTGACCTCGCCGTAGGCCTGGGCCCGCAGGGATGCCTTCTTGTTCACGGTCTTGCCCTCCGCAGCCAGGTGGTCGGTGTGCTGGATGTCCTCGGGCTTCTCCGCGTCGTGCTCGGAGTAGCCGGTGCCCGGGATCTTCCCGAGCAGCGCGGGGTGGTGCTCGCCCGCGTACTCGTTCCACTTCTCGATCGCCTGCCTGGCGATCACCGCCGTCCCCGAGGACGCTGACTTGGCGGTGGCGATGTCCTCGGCCTCGTTCTTGCGCTGGCGCACGATCCAGGTGACGGCCTGCACCTGGTGCGGGCTGACGTGGGTGCCGATCTGCTTGGAGATCCGCTTGGCCGCCTTGCGGTAGGCCTCCGACACGTGGTCGTAGCGGCCCTTGGTGCCCAACTTCGAGTGGGTGTAGGCCACGTCCGTGGCGCGGGCGCCGCAGGCCACCGACAGCGCGTGCCGGTCCACCACGACGCGGTCGTGGTCGTCGTCGAGGTTGCCGCCGTGCTCGATGAGGTGGGCGAACGCGCGGATCTTCGGCCCCGACAGCACCTTGTCGTAGTGCTCGCCGTTGAGGATGCGCTCGGCGGCCTTGCGCTGGTTGGTCGAGGCCATCACGCCCGAGCCCGGGCCGCCCTCGGCCTTGCGGGTGCGCGCGACGCGGGCTGCGGTGTGGATGTTGGTCGCCCAGTGCGTCTGCGGTGAGTAGTTGGCCAGCAGGCCAGCGACGACGTGCAGCGGGTGGCCGGTGTCGTTGGCGACGTGCCGGGCGAGGTGGTGGCTGTCCTCGTACCAGGACAGGCCCGCCTTGACCTCGTCCTCGTTGGCCTCGTTCCAGTGGTCGACGATGTGCTTGATGCGCACCGGGTGGCGCCGGTTCCACTTCTCGCCCTCGACCTTGTCCTTGGCGGTGCGCTCCTTGTGGGCGGCGTACTCCTCCTCGGTCATCTCCCCGACGGGCTTGGTGGCCTTGGCCTGGGTGTCGAGGATCGCCAGCATCGCCAGCACCTGCTGGTCGACGCCGCCGGGGTAGGCCTGGTGCGGGACACCGGCGCCCTGCTCGATGTCGTGCTGCCAGGCGTACTTCTCCGGCGAGCCGTCGTTGACCTTGTAGATCGCGCCGCCGCAGGTCTTGCAGTGGGCCGTCTCGCGGTGCGAGGAGTCCGTGTCCTGGCTGCTGCCGCCGCCCATCGGACCCATGGCCTGCTTGGTCATCGCGCGCTCCGCTTCTTGATCTCGTCCCACGAGGCCGCGAAGCCCGGGTGCAGCCTCAGTGTGCCGATCTCGTCGGCCGTGTACCAGCCGGTCCCGGCCTGCTCGTGCCCGTGGGTGCCGCCCTCAGTGCCGTCGAAGCGGTGGTCCACGTCGGCGATGACGGTGTGGTAAGCCCAGCCGCCGTGGTCGTTGACGTGGGTGTCGGAGACGCGGAGGTTGGGCAGCGCGCCCATCTCCTCCTTGCTCTCGCGCATCGCGGCCTGCTCGGGCGTCTCGCCCTTGGCGATGGCTCCGCCGGGGATCGAGTGGGTGTTCGGGCTGTCGACGTTGGGGCCGCGCTTCTGGAGCAGGTAGCGGGTCTGCCCGTCCTCGCCCCGGTGCCGCAGCAGCAGCCCCGCAGCGCCCTCGGCGCCCCAGTGCAGGTGCCCCTGCTCGCACAGGGTGTGGCGGTCGTTGGCGCCGCTGGCGGTGCGTCGGCCCTGGCGCTTCCAGCGCTGGATCTTCGGGATGCTGCTCTCGTAGTCGTCACCGACCTCGGACACCCAGTTGTGCAACTCCTGCTTGAGTTGCGGGTGCCCGTAGCCGACCGGCTTGTAGCCCGGGGTGAAGATGCCGCCGCGCCCCTCTACGCCGTCCGAGGCGTCGATGAGGTCGTGCGCCTCCTCGCCGGTGGCCCGGTGGTAGATGTGCACGTTCGGTCCGCCGTAGTCCCGCGCCTCCCAGCCCGAGGGGTGATGGGCGACGGCGTAGGGCTCGTCGTTCTCGTCGTACTTGATGTGGTGCGGCTCGTAGCGGTTGAGCAGGTTGCTGGCCGAGTCCATGTTGCGCTGCGACCGGCGCGACTCCTCGGTCCCACCCGGGTCCAGGATCTCCATGGCGCCGTTGAAGATGCGGTCGGCCATGCCCTTGGCCTTCTCCCGGGACGCGCGGTCCTTGTCGATGTAGTCGCGGCTGCGGTGGGCGGCCTCGGGATCATCCCAGCCGTGGCGCGAGAACAGCGCGTTGCGGCCCTGGTTGTCCACGACGTGGTAGCGCTGCGTCTCAGGGTGCCGCACGACCTCGTAGGGGCCGTGCCACTCCTCCTGCGGGCTGATGCCGTCCGGCTTGTGCTCGCGGTACTCACCGGCGGCGAAGTGGGCGGCCAGCGATGCCAGCGAGGCCTGGTGCGGCGGGTCGTCGTGGCCGTGGCCCAGCGGGCCGTCGTACTCCTCGTCGTGGTTCTCGTGGAGCATGTGGTGCCAGCGGTGCGGGTCGACGTTGCCCAGCGCCTGGTCGGCGTCGATGCCGTGGTCGAGGATCAGGTGGTCGGTGTTGGCGTCGAGCCCGCCCATGTCGTACTTGGGGTGCTTGGCGTAGTTCGGCATCGGGATGTGGTTGCGGTAGTCCGTCCCGACGGCGTCGTGCTCGGGGTCGTTCTCGTGCGGCGCCATGTGCCAGTGGTAGCCGAACTCGGCGTCGCCGTACTTGCCCTCGGGGTTCTCCTCCTCCATCTCCCGGTGCGCGGCGGCGTGCGCGTCGTGCATCCGGCGACGGTCGAAGTAGTCGTCGTAGGAGTGGCCCTCGGACTCGCCCTCGTACATCCCGGGCGCGTGGCCGGGGTGGTTGGTGAGGTGGTGGTGCAGCGCTTCGAGGTCGTCGTGGTGGATGTGCGGGAAGGCGCCGTAGTAGCCCTTCGCCTTCGCCTCCTCCTCGGCCTTGCGCTGCTCGAAGATCTCGTTGAGCACCTGCTGGCCCTGGCTCGGGCCGGAGTACTCGCCGGGGTGGTTCTCCTTGATGTGCGCGGCGCGGGCGTCCTGGTGGTAGAACGTGGCGTCGCACTTGTGGCAGCCCAGCATCGGGATGAAGGTGCTGCCGTCCTTGTGGTGGTGCAGGGTCCGGTAGTCCTGGTCGCCGTCGTCGGACAGCGGCCCGTGGTCCGGGGTCTCGTGGTCGCCGTGGGCGTGCTTGCGGGACGCCGTCCTGGCGGTGTCGCAGCGGTGGCTCTGGACCAGGGCGTCCATCGCCGCGCGCCCGGCCTGGTCGTGCGCGAGGGTCTGGTACTCGTACCCGTGGCAGTCCGGGCAGCGGAACCTCAGCACGGAGTTGGGCTTGTGCTGGACGACGTCGAACGGGTCCTGGCTGACCACCCGCTGGTCCAGCGCGGCGTGGTGCTGGTGCCCCTCGCCGGTGGTGTAGCCGGGGTACAGCGTCGGCTCGGTGGCGTGGGTGTGGTGGTGCAGCCGACGGATCTCGCTGGGCCGCAGCGGGCGGTTGCCGGTGAGGTCGAGGGCCGGGTGGTCGGAGTCGTGCTGGTCGCGCCAGAACTGCTGGGGCTCGAAGCCGTGCTCCTCGATCATGTGCTGGCGCATCGCGACGACGTCGTTGTCGTCCATCGCGGCGTGCCTGTGGTTCAGCGACCGCTTGGGGCCCTCGTCGAGCCGGAACGAGCGGGTGTCCTGGGGCAGCGGGTAGTAGGGCTGCGCCTCGTCCTGGAAGCCCGGCGAGGCGGGGTTCTTGTCGCAGCCGGAGGAGTGCATGCTGCCGTGCAGCGCGAGGCTCTCGCCGTCGTGGTAGATCAGCGTGTTGGCGAAGCAGTGCTTGCAGATCCCGTTGACGCCGGTGGGGTGGCTGTAGAACTCCGGCTCGTGCCCCATCAGGGTCGCGTGCTCGTGCACGCGCAGGATGGCGTCGAGGGTCTGCTCGGGGTCGACGGTGCGCTCGTCCTCGGGCTCGTCGGCGAAGTGGGCCGCGAGCGCGTTGAGGCTCTGCTTCACGGGGGCCGTGAAGGGCTTGGAGTCCGTGATGCGCTTGGGGTCGAAGGAGTAGGGCGCTGCGTGCAGGGACTTCATCGCGCCGCACTCCGGGCAGGTGTGCTTCTCGCGCCACTCGTCCATCTCCGGCGAGGCGTGCCACGCCAGCAGAGCGGGCATGTCGCTGGAGTCGGGCCGCCCCTTGGGCTCCTCCGGCCACCACGACAGCGGGTAGGTGCGCGAGCAGTGGTCCCCGTCGATGGTGCCGTCGGGGGAGCGACGACGGTTGGGGTGCTCGGGCGGGTTCCCGGGCAGGAAGCGGAAGATGCTGTCGTCCCGGTGGACGTTGGGGTCCATCGGGTCGTAGGTGCCCCCGTTGGCGCCGGGGTCGGCCAGCATCGGAGGGCGGGTCAGGCTCTCGGTCGGGTCGTGCAACTGGCCCATCATCGGGTGGCTGTGCCCGACGTCGTTGGACAGGTCGCCGCCGTGCAGGTGCTTGTGGAAGTCCTCGACCTGCTTGGACAGGTGGTCGTTCAGCGCCGAGATGTCGAGGTCGCCGTCGTCCTTGGGCAGGGGGTTGCCGGGCACGTGGTTGGCCATCCAGGTGTCCCAGATGGCCTTGCCGCGCTCCTTGCCCGTGGGGACGCCGTGGGCCTCGGTGAGGTGGTCGTGCGTGCCCGAGCCCCGGGGCGGGGTCGGGACGCGCGGGCCGTTCTTCTGCGGCCACCTCGGGGTCCACTCCCGGGTGTTGGTGTCGACGTCCTCGCCCTCGGCCGAGGCGAAGTGCGCGGCCAGCGAGGACAGCGACGGGCGCATCGAGGGCAGGTCGGGGCGCTTCTGCGGGCCCTTGTCGGTGATGGCGTCGTAGGGCTCCCACCACGGCAACTTGTGCTTGGGCGCGCGGCCCGAGGACTCCGGGTTGGCGTTGTGCTCGGCCCACTCGTGGTTGGGGGTCTCGCTCCACGGGCGCGATCGGCGCGGGTCGGTGATGGGCAGGCTCTTGGTCCACTGCGAGTGCATGGCGTCGTAGGTGCCGCCGGGCGTGCCGATCAGTTCGTCCTGGCAGGTCGGGCAGACCTTGTGCTCCCCGCCCCGGTAGAACTGGCGGCAGCCCGGGCACTGGTCGGGCATCAGCGAGCCGTGCACGGGGTCGTCGTCGATGTGCGGCGGGACGTGCTTGGGGCTCAGGCTGATCGGGTCGCCCTCGGCGTACTCGAAGTGACCGAAGGGGCCCGAGGCGGTCTTCGACGAGTACTTCGTCGGACCGGTCGGCTGCCCGTCGAGCAACTGCTCGGCGAGGTGGCGGTCCTCGCCGAAGGCCTCCTCGACGCCGTGCTCGGCCGACTGGTAGTCGGGGTGGTACGGGTCGCGGTGCGGCGGGTCGACGTGCTCGGCCTCGGTGTGCGGCCCCTCGTTGGCCACGCACCACGGGTCGGAGCAGGGCGTGTCGTCCTCGTTGGGGAACGCGCCGCACTCCTTGCACTGGTCGTGCAGCGAGCGGCTCTCCATCGGGTGCGGGCAGGTGGCCTGGTCGCGGGCGGCGGCCTTGCTCATACCGAGGCCGCTGGTGTCCACGCCGGTGAAGACGGCGGTCGGGTCGGCGGGCTCCTCGACCAGGAGGCTGTTCTCGAAGAAGCGCAGGCCGTAGCAGATCTCGCGGACCAGGACGCCCTTCTTCTTCCCGGTGGAGGCCTCGGTCCGCCAGACGCGCTGGCCCTTCATGCGCGGGATGTGCTGGCAGTACTCCGCCGGGCTGGTGGCCTTGTTGCCGCAGATCGAGCAGATCGAGTACTCGACGTCGCAGCCCATCGAGGTGCGGTCGATGTTGCCGTCGATGATCTCCTTGGCCAACTTCGGGAAGTTCTGCGCGTCGACCTCCATGAGGACCTCGCACCAGACGTCCGGCGCCCCGGTGGGCAGGGTGTCGCGGTGCAGGGCGGCGTCGATGATGACGCCCCGGGCCTTGCGGTGGTCCTCGTTGTGGTGGTTGACGAAGACCGGCTTGCCGATGAACGTCCGGTAGGACTTCTCGATCTCCTCGGCCGGGAACTCGTCGAAGTTGTCGTTGCAGCGGCTGGAGATGGCCCGGCTGCGGACGTAGAGGAAGCCCGCCTTGGGCGTGTAGTTGAAGTGGTGCCGGTGCGCGATCTTGCGGCGGGCCTCCCGGTTGGCATCACGGGGGACCAGGACGGCGTCCCGGACGTCGACCAACGACACGGCGAACTTGAGCACCACGCACCTCCACCCCTTCGGGGCGGCCCGGGGCCGCTGGACAGGGCCACCCTAGCGGCGGGATGAAACCATCCTGGTGATGTCGCGGGAGGTGCCGTCGGAGTCGACCTCCAGCACCCGGTCGCCATCGGCGAACTGCTCGGCGATCAGCCGGACCGCCCGGGTGCGGTCGATGCCCGAGCGGACCAGTCGCCGGTCGCGCTCGACGTCGAACAGCCCGTCTCTATCGCGGGTCAGCATCCAGATCCGGCGGCGCTTCACGACGCACCCCGGATGGCGTCCAGCACGCGCTGGGGGGTCAGGACGGCCTCCCCGCCCGTCCGTGACGGGTCGGCGCAGACGGCCAGGACGCGCTCCAGCGCCTCGACCAGGGCGGGCACGTCCTCGCGGGCGAGCCCCATGAAGTCCTCGTTGGACTTGGCGAGAGAGACCCAGCCGGGGTTCTGCTCAAGGTCGAGCGGCTGCGGCCCGTCGAACGCCATGAAGAAGCGGGGGTCGGTTCTGGCGCAGCGGTCGGCGCGGGCCTTGATGGCGGCGAGGTCGTCGGGGGTCATCAGAAGGACACCTTCGTGGCGCACTCGGGGCCGAACCCCGCGTGCAGGCTGGACGGGACGGTCAGCGTACGGCCGCAGCGGGCGCAGCAGCCGGACTGCTCGGCGTAGGCCAGGGCGGAGGCCTGCGGAGAGTCGATGAGGACCTTGACGGCCTCGCGCAGCGCGGTGTTCTCGCGGTGCTTGCTCCAGACGCGGATAGTGCCGGTCTCGTCCACGTGGGCGAACTGGGTGTAGTCCGAGTCGTTGTTGGCGCCGGAGAGGTAGCCCAGGATCGCACGGCCCGGCATGAAGTCGGCGTCCTCGTCCTGGGTGCGCACGCGCAGGGTCTTGTAGGTGCCGTCGGCGAAGGTGACGGTGTAGCGGCCGTCCGGGACCTTGAAGGCGCTGCGGGCCGGGGCCGCCGGGGCGGGCTCGGCCTGGGCGAGGCAGTCGCCCCGGTGGTTGACGACCCACTGGCCGTCGACCTTGGTGGTGATGCCCTCGCCGACCTCGACGCGGGCGCGGCAGCGCTCGCAGGTACCGGCGTACTTGTTGGGGAACCCCTGGGACATGGTGCGGTTGGTGCGGAAGGCAGGCTGCTGGCTCATGCGACCAGAATACGCTCCAAGGATTCCTGGAGTCAAGCCTCAGATCTCGAAGATCTCGTCCAGGATCCCGCGCTCCAGGCCGGGCGGGCGCTCGGGCACGTTGAGGCCCTGGCTCTTGAGCGTGCTCTCCAGCCGCTCCATGTGGTACAGCGCCTCGCGCAGCACCGAGCGGACCCGCAGGCTGTTGCGGTAGTTGCGCTCGGCCTTGGCCTCCGCGTCGTCGACCCGCTGGCGCAGTTCGGCGACCTCGACGCGCATGTCCTTCATCTGCTCGGCGGCTGCCAGGCGGACCTGGTTGAACAGCGAGACGTCGTCGACCTTGCCCTTGCGGATGTCCCGGCGCAGCGCGATCAGCGACGTGGCTCCGTAGGCGAGCACCGCGACCACGATGGCCACGACGATGTCGATGAGGGCCTGGCTGGCCGTCAACTCAGGCATCGGGTCCCTCCCCCGTGTCTGGGTCTGTGGCCGTCGGCGTAGCGAGTACCACGAGGATGAACTTCTCGATCTCGATCATGTCCAGCAGCACCCCGCGCTGGACGCCCTGGGCCACGGACCACAGGAAGGTCCCGTAGGCGCCCAGGATCATGGCCCCCTGCATGTTCGAGTAGCCGGTGATCGCGATGTTCGCCACGACCGCCAGCGCCCAGCCGATGACCAGTCCCGACATCATCCGCAGGACGATGACCTCGACCTCGGCGTCGTCGAACAGCCGCGAGTAGACCCCCAGCATGCCGGTGGCGGCCAGCCCCAGGCTGACCGCGATCCCGAACGAGGGGACCACGTTCAGGGTCGGGGAGAGGAAGCCCAGCACGCCCATCAGGCCGACGGCGGCGAACAGCGAGTGGTGGACGACGTAGCACCCCTTGGGGAGGTGCGTGAGCACGAGCGACCCGGTCACACGTCCTCCCTGCGATGGCTTCCTTCCTCCACCCCTTCGGAGGGCGATCGGGCCGTCACACAGGAGCGGCCAGCACGAACGAGTCCTGCACCATCGCCTTGCGGCCGTCGGCGTGCTCGGCCGCTACCAACCAATGATGGGTGCCCTCCTGGTAGCCGTCGGTGGGCAGCGACAGCCGGTACCGGCCGGTCGACACGCGGACCACGCTGAGACCTGCGGTGGGCAGGGAGGTCGTCCCGCGCTTGAGCGAGACGAGCATGACCGTGTCCGGGTCGACCAGTTCGAGCGAGTCGGGGTCCTTGACCTTGATGGTGATGTTCACCGTCTCGCCGATGAGCCACTTGCTCTTGGTTGCCATCACGACTCCATCGCGTAGACGGGCTGGGTCACGTGCTCGGACAGGAAGACAGGCCCCAGGCCGGTCTCGAAGACGTAGGTCGGGACGGCCTCGGCCGCCAGCACCATGGTGCCGGACTCCTCGACCTCCAGGATGTAGGGCTCCGGGACGATGACGGTCACGCGGTGGGTCGCGGTGGCGACGTTTCCGACCGGGTCGGCGATGGTGACCTCGAACCGCGCCACGCCGTTGGCGAGCATCTCGCTGGGCGCGGTGACACGCTCGGCCGTCGGCGACAGGGGCTGGCCGCCGAGGCGCATCTCGGTCCCGGCGGCGTCGATGAGCCGGTAGGTCCGGTAGCCGATGCCCTCGCTGGACTCGACCTCGAAGACCAGGTCCTCGCGCCCCTCGGAGCGGATCGTGCCGTCGATGGCGATCGTCGGCGGTGCGGTGTCGACCGAGATCACGAAGATCGCCTGGCGGCCCGTGAAGACCTCGACGACCGCCGGGGTGAACTCCGCGAGCATCGTGTCGACGAGGACCAGGGCGTCCTCGATCGAGCGGGCGGTCACCGTGATCGCGGTGACGTCGTCGATCAGGGCTGCCGCGTCGGACAGGGCCCGGGCCATCGTGAAGGCGGTCTGGGCGCTGTCGGAGAGGGATGCCGAGTCGCCGATCGAACGGCTCGCCGCGAGCGACCTCAGGAGGCTCTCGGACAGCCCCACGGACTCCGAGAGGGCTCGGGCCAGGGCGACGCTGCGGGATGCCGCGTCGGCCACGGAGAGGGCCTCGGCGAGAGCCCTGGTGACCGCGATGGTCCCGACCATGGACTCGGTCAGGACGAGCGCATCGGCCATGGCGCGCGGGACTGCCAGGGACCGCGCCACGGAGTCCGCCGCCGCGAGGGGGTCGGCGATCCCCCGGGCCAGGGCGGTGCTGCGGGCGAGAGCGTCGGCGGCCGAGAGCGAGTCCTCGACGGACCTGGTGATGGAGAACTCGCCCAGGACCGAGTCGGCCAGCCCCAGGGCATCTGCCGCAGAGCGGGGCAGGGACACGGACCGGGCTACGGCGTCCGACTGGGCCAGGGAGTCCGCGATCGTCCTGCTCTGCCCTCCCTGGGCGCGAGCCAGCGCGTCGGTGGTCGACAGCGCGTCCGAGATCGAGCGGGCCTCGGACAGGGCTCTGGCCACGGCGTCGGAGACGCCGGTCGAGTCCGGCACCTGGCGGGACAGGGCGACCGCCCTGGCGATCGTGTCGGTGAGCCCGACGGAGTCGTCCAGGGCCACCAGGCGGACCATCTGGGATTCGACAGTGTCGGAGAAGGAGACCGCGTCGGACAGCGCCCTCTGGGCCGCGACTGCTCGCGCGAGCGCGTCCCCGGCACCCAGGGCGTCGGGTAGCGACCGGGACTGGGTCATGCTGGTGGAGTAGATGTCGGAGAACGACAGGGCGTCGGGAACCGACCTAGCCAGCGAGGTGGCGCTCCGGTCGACATCGTCTGAGAGGCCGACCGCGTCGGCCAGTGCCCGGCTGAACAGCAGACCGCTGCTCGTCCCCACCTGGTAGTTGTCCTCGACCTGTGGGGCGGACAGGACGTAGGGGTAGATGGCCAGGTCGCTGAAAGCCCCGGAGGCGTAGAGGTTGTAGCGCTGGTGCCAGCCGAGGTAGAAGGTCGTCGCACCGCCAGCACCGAAGTCGTCGGGGGTGGTGTTGGTGACCTCAAGGACGGAGTCGACGTAGATCTGCACGTCGAAGGTGGGGTTGATCGTCACCACGATGTGGTGGGGCTGCCCGTCGTTCACGACGGTCCCGGACGGGTTGGGGCCGGAGACGAGCAACTGGTCGTCCGTGGCGGTGTAGACCCGGCCTGCGGAGTTGAGCGAGATCTTGAGCCGCTTGTTGGTCGCCGAGGAGTGGCACCCGAGCAGCGCCGCCCCTCCGGTGCCGGTGGCGGTCCCATCCCCGGCCCAGGTTCCCCTGTACCAGAACTCGTAGGTGACGCCTGTCACCGCGTTGGTCGAGTAGGCGGCGTCGTAGGGGAAGGAGACCCGCTGGGAGATCCCATCCAGGCTGACGCTGCGAGTGTCGTGTGGCATCAGCGGTGCCCCGCCGAGCACGGCGCCGTTCTCGTATGTGCCGTCGGTCCCCACCGAGCCGAGGTTGTCCGCAGCGACGCCGGAGGTCTCGTTGAGCCTCCAGTAGCCTGCGGGCCCCTTCGCCAGGACCGCTGCCGGGTAGACGGCCGAGGAAGTCCCGCTGCGAGCCACAGAATCGGTGACGGTCAGGGTGTCCAGGATCGACTTTCCCGTGCTGACGGTCCGGGTGATCGCATCGGTGAGGAAGATGTCGTCGGCGATGTCCCCGGGCCCGCCCGAGGCTGTGGCGAGGAGGACGTCGAATCCCCCACCGGGGTTCCTGAGTTCTACATCGAAGGCCATGGCTAGACCGCCGTGGCGTTCGCCGACCTGCCGACGTGGGTTGCGTTCTCGTAGACCTCGACGAACAGCGGGGTGACGTCGTCGTACCACGTCATGGCGAAGGCACCGCCGGTGGTGGTCGTGGTGGACTTCACGAACTCGGAGTCGTCGGCGTGGTAGAGGTTCACCGTCAGGCCCGCGCCATCGGCATCGACGTAGCCGGACACCGTCCCGGAGACGTCGAAGATGTGCGCGTGCCAGGTGACCCAGATACCCCATGCCGCCCACATGTTGGGGACCGTGTCCAGCCTCCAGTCGCGGGCCGTCTCGATGTTCGCCCTGCTCGTGTCGGGGTCTCCCGGCCACCTCGACCAGTTCGTGCGAGAGGCGCCGTACGGGGTCATCAGCAGCAACTCGCTGTCGGTGCGGAACATGCCGACGTACGCCGGGTCCCAGCCCAGGCCGCCGGTCCTCTCCAGGCTCAGCGCGAGGGCGCCCGCAGCGAGGGCCGTCACCTCGGCGTCGATGTCCACGACCGCCCCGACGAGGAAGTAGTCGGCCTCGGGGATCGTCGGGGTGGTGACGTCGTTGACCTGCCGGGTGGTGGCATCAGCGGCGGTATCGGCGAGGTGGAAGTACCGAGTCTGCGAGTGGACCCCGACCCCGTCGGCCGACTTGCCCGAGGTGTAGTTCAGGAGCAGGAACCCGGACAGGTTCCACCCGGCGCTGGCCGTCGCCGAGCGGAACTGGATCTGGTAGTCGTTGTATCCCCGCGCCAGGGTGACGCCTGCTGTGCCC